TTAGCCCATAGTATTGAACCGGATGCTCGCTTTAATAAGCGCAAGAGCCCGAATTGAATTCCACGGAATGTCTTGTGGTGCATAACTGGAATTGCGACTGACAAGTGTCACTTTCTGGGGATCATTGGCTTTCTGAATGTATTTAATCGCAACATAGTCATCCCCATCAAGGGAAAATGCAACGAGGTACATTTCTCCCCATAATATATTGTCCACAGAAACTTTTTTATATAGGATAATGTCTCCAGACTGGAGGATCGGTTGCATTGATTCTCCGAACACATATAAGGCTCCGTCACATCGAGGAAGATTCGGAATTTGGATCTGTCCAATAGGTATGTCGGAACTTGAATCATCGAATAGAGCAATAATTCCTGCTTGCGCTGTAATCCTGTATAGAGGTACACTTTGGGATGCAATATTATGGTCGGTGCGTAATGTAAAAGTCTCTTTAATGTCTACACCTGTATTGTTCGGAGAATGTATCATTGTCCCCTCCCCTGTTAATAACCAGTTGGAAGAAACAAAAAAATATTTTACAATATTCTGTATTGCGGTAATCCCGACATTACTGCGCCCTTTGCTAATTTCGGTCATCATAGAGGTACTGATGCCAAGTTTCTGGGCAAATTCCTTTTTATCAGTAATTTTCCCACTTTCAATAAGGTGTGTATAAGCCTCTATAAATCTTAAAGTAACATCATTTGCCGCCATATTAGATACAAAATTCTGTAAAATAATTTCAATATCTTGTTGCTTTTAATACAGAATACTGTATATTTGCAGAACTTCTTTTAGGGAAGTGTGACAAAGGTACGAACAAATAGGAATAAAACAATAAAGCACAAAGTCATGAGAAAGTACATCAGTGTAAAGCCGGAAGTTATCGGTTCACTCGCAAAGAAATACGGCATAACCAGACGGGCCGTATGGATGGCTCTTTCATTCCTCACGAAGAACGAAAGAGGGCATAACATCAGGAAGGATGCCATCTCCATGGGTGGCAGGTATATGGAGGAAGATTTCATTCCGAACTGCCAGACCGAATTTCTTGCGGATGGTATGCACCAGAGGTTTGCTGCAGGGGTGGAGGTTGTCATGAGGGGTAGCACCATGAGCTTAATCGTTCCCGGGAAGGAGCCGGAGAACTACGCGGATGTGGGCCTGCATTCCTGGGGCAATATCCTGGAAAGGGCACAGTCCATTTCAGAAGAAAGAATGTTGGATCCTGTAGTGCGTTAAAATATGAAAGAGTACTCCAATGCATTGCAAAGAGAAAAAGAGACAGATGTTCATATTAACAACATCAAGGCACTTCTCGCCAATCTTCTTTCAGAACTCAGCTCTCTCAGATTACTCGGTGTCGGTGGTATTGATGAGTCGCAATTGGGAGGCAGCATCAATCTTCAGTTTGAAGATCTAAGACTCCAGGCAAATTCTCAGCAAGTTTCCGGGCATATTCAAGTACCTGATCATATAAGGGGTTGTCCCTGTGCAGCTGAATCCGGAAGACCATACTGTATTGAGCGCCAACAGGAATGGTTGCTCCGAATTGGTAACACGCAGATGGATAATATCTATCAGTTCTATATTTCACATGAAGTCTACGAAGCTCCTTCGCAAGATATTCATCCCTGACAACATACATAGCATGTTCATTGGCACAAACAAAATCAAGATACATATCGCTAAAGTTTAATGGTTCCAAGTACAAATTTAGCGATTTCCCGTATAGCTCAGTTGGCAGAGCAATCTAAACCTGCAAGGCAGGAGGAAGGACCTCCGGTTCGAGTCCGGATACGGGAGCCAATCAGAAAGGAAATGGAAGTATTCAACAACATATTGTGCGTGACGGTCAGAGAACTGACAGGAGGAGAGGATGGCGAGGTTGTAATGACTTACGACAATTATAAAAAGTTATGCTTGCGTAACCGCCTGACCGTTGTCCGTCCTGGTAAAGGGATGGACAGTTATGCCCTCGTTGACTGGGCTTCCATCCCGGAGCGATTCAAAAAGAAATTCATTACAAAATACGGAGATCCGGAGCAGAAGATGAGAGAGCAGGACGGCATACTAAAGTATGACCAGGCCGCGAGGGAGTTCTTTGCGGCATACAGGCTACCTGACGGCAAGGAACTGAAGTCCGAGGTCCAGTCTGAATACGTCATCAATGCGTCTGTACTCAACAGGCTGATCGAGAGGTATAACAGGCAGCGCAGCTGCCGTAACATGGCAGGGAATTCCACCCCGATATCATGGGACGGAATTATTGCAGAAAGTGAAAGGTTGCGCAGTCAATACGGGCATACTCTCCCGAAGAATAGGGCAAGACTCCAGGACAAGATACGGCAATACCGCAGCCAGGGGTACCAGTGTCTGGTTTCGGGGAAACTGACCAATATAAATGCGGTGAAACTTATGCCGGATGGCCAGAGGCTCGCTATTGCACTCAAGAGATCCAGGGTGCCTGTGTATACCAATATGCAGATCTTCGAAAGATATAACGAGCTGGCTGTGGCCAACGGTTGGAAGCCGCTCAAGTCCCCGGCAACGATGACCCAGTTTCTGAACCGTCCCGAGGTGAAGATCCAGTGGTTTGATGCCACCAACGGGGAACTTGCTGCGAAACAGGTGTATAACCGTCAGAATGTAACTATAATGCCAGACAAGAGGGATTCCATCTGGTACGGTGACGGAACAAAACTCAACCTGTTCTATAAGGTATATACTCCGCAAGGTTACAAGCTGGCCACACTTCAGGTCTTTGAGGTGATTGACGCATATTCTGAATGTTTCATCGGGTATAACATTTCACAGACCGAGTGTTTCGAGAGCATGTACGAGGCGTACCGTATGGCCATTGAACTGACCGGCCATCTTCCTGTGGAACTCATATATGACAATCAGGGAGGCACCAGGCGTGAGGACGCAAAGGAATGGCTGAAGAAGCTTGCCACCTGCAGCCGGCCGACAGCGCCATACAACGCGGCATCCAAATCCATTGAGTCCATATTTGGCCGGTTCCAGAGACAGGTCCTGCACAAGTACTTCGGATATACCGGTGGCAATATCACAAGCAAATCCGAATCATCCAGGCCGAACATGGAGTTCATAGAGGCTAATGTGAACAGCCTGCCGACATTCGAGGAACTGTGCGGCATATACGCGGAGGCGCGCCAGGAATGGAACCACATGAAGCACTACAAATATGACAGGCCGAGGGTGGAGCTTTATGAGAGTTCCAGAAACGAGGAGTCGGTAGTTCTGACCGATGCTCTCCGGCGGGAACTGTTCTGGGTTACCTCCCAGAAGGAATGCAAGTTTACCGCACGCGGACTCCAGATTACGATCGACAAGCAGAAATATATCTACGATGTCTACGGGAAGGACGGCTATACAGATATGTCTTTCCGGCGAGACAATACAGGCAGAAGCTTCTATGTGCAGTATGATCCGCACGACATGTCCAAAGTCAGGCTGTGTACCAAAGATGACTACGGATATCAATGTGTGGCTGTCGGGGAGCCGTATATGGCTACCCATCGAGCTATGCAAGACCAGAAAGAAGGAGAACGGGCTTTCCTGTTCAGAATGATAGACACCAACAAACTGGAGCGCGTTAGACGGCATATCAACGGGTTGCAGCTTGAAATGGAGCATGGAGTTGCCCCGGAACAGCATGGACTTGTCACTCCAAGACCGAAAGGTATTTCAGACAGAGAATATGAATATTATGCTGACCTTATTCGAACAGAACAGGACGGCATCCATGAGTCCTGCAGCACTATTCCAGTAGCGATCGGCCAGCAGGAGAAAGAAATTTCAAACATGACCTTTGACGAGATAAAGGCCCTTGACAGAATGTAATCCACAAACATTTAATATCATGATAAACACGGAACAGAAAGAACAGATCAGGGCAAGGCTTGAAGCATACGTAAAGCGTTACCCTTCGCAGACAAAGGCAGTGAATTCCCTGAAGGGGACATCGGCCGGGACAGTGTCGTCAATCCTAAACAGGAAATGGGATCTCATTTCGGAGGACATGTGGATGAAGCTATCCTCCCAGCTGGACAGCGCATCGGAATGGCAGTTGTGCCGGACATCTGCTTTCGATTCCCTGATGCTCTACATGCAGGACGCGAAGGACGAGAGCAACGTGATGTGGGTAACCGGTCCTGCCGGCATAGGCAAGAGCACGGCAGCAGGGGTGTTCTGCAGGGAACATAGGAATGTCTTCCTTGTCACATGCAGCGAGGACATGCACAAGTCGGACTTCATCAGGGAACTTGCGTCAAAGGTGGGAGTCCGGTCCATAGGGATGACCGTCCGGGAGACTCTTGCTGCTGTTATCGATGCGCTTGTAAGGATGGACAGCCCGCTTCTGATTTTCGATGAAGGCGACAAGCTGACCGATACGGTGCTGTACTACTATATCAGCCTATACAATGCCCTGGAGGACAAATGCGGCATGATATTCCTTTCGACCAATTACATCCAGGAAAGGATGCGCAAGGGGCTGAACCGGGGCAAGAAAGGGTATGACGAGATAGACAGCCGTATCTGCAGGAGGTTTGTCCCCCTTGATCTTGTGAATTCAAACGAAGTCGAGGCTATCTGCCAGGCCAACGGCCTGCTTGACATGGCTGCTATCAGGACTGTGAAGCAGGAGGCGGCATCATGTGGCAATGATCTTCGGAGGGTCAAGAAGTCAATCCACAAGGAGCTGAAAAAACTCTCTTTGAAGGATGTTCGATAACCGTTCAAACAGTGTTCAAATGGAGAGGACTTTATCAGCCAGACAACTGCTTGAAGTTAAGCATAGGACATTGCCCATGACCGGGGAGTGGGGCCGGTGTGTCGGGACGATGAACCGTCATGGGGTGGTTTTTTTCTGGGGTAATTCCGGAAACGGAAAGAGTACGGCTGTCTTGAGCTTCCTTAAAGAACTGACATCATTCGGGAAAGTCCTGTATATACCTTTTGAAGAAGGTTACAGTCTGTCATTGCAGAATTCAATAAGAAGAATAGGACTTGCCGAGTGTGGCCCGAGATTTCAGATATTGCGCAATTCTACACTTGAAGAGCTTGAAGAAAGACTTTCCAGACCAAAGTCACCGGAGTTTGTAGCGCTGGATTCATTCCAGTATATGCAGATTACATATAGGCAGTATCTGGCGTTCAGACAGAAGCACAATAATAAACTTTTAATCTTTATCAGTCATGCGGATGGAAAACAGCCAGCCGGACGGGCAGCAAGAAGCGTCATGTATGATGCGGACTTAAAAATCTGGGTGGAAGGTTACAAGGCGTTCAGCAAGGGCCGTTTTATCGGGGAGACCGGAGAGGCTGTCATCTGGCAGAAAGGAGCCGAGGACTATTGGGGAATCAAAAGACAGGAGGAAGTAATATGAAAAGATTGTTTTTCGAAGAAAAGACAGGGAGATATACCACAACACTTGCGGAAGCAAAAAGAGCCGCCCTGCAGAAACGGAGCAGCCCGTACATATACAGAGTCTGGATGGACGGGGACAATGTTGTAGGTAAGGCCCTGATATATGCCTATGGTGAAAGTGTCTCCACGATCAGGCAAGCGGATAAAAGCATTGCAAGACATATTAACAAAGATGAGAATCAGTGAATGTCAGGGTTGCGAGTATCTATGTCGGGTTTACAAACGATATTACTGCCGGTGGTACAAACTACATAGAGCAGATATGAGATGGGGCCGTCTTGTCCCGATAAATAGGATAACAAAATGTAAAAAGTATGAAAATAAATGATTTCAGCATTGGCACTTATAGGTGTGGCAGCATTGATATTCGCTGTAGCCTGGATATTTGGAGAGGCAATAATTAACATTTCAGAAGAAGATGAGGACAGCAAGGCAGATTAAACGGTGGCTGGAGAGCCATAAATGGTACGGGTCATTCCGGAGGCAGACCTTGGAATCCATTACTCCGATAGACCCAGATGCCTACAGAGTCCTTGCAGGGGAATATGGCAGGCACACGATAACGGCCGGGTTTTTCTGGTGGACATCCAATGAAGGATACCGGTTCTGGGCTGAAATAGACAACAAATTCAAGGAATGGTATGAGAAGGAAAGCAAATAATTTCGGAAGGTTCTATGTGCTGGCGAAGAAAAACCCGGCAATAGACAAGGAGTCGATGGTGCTTCAGTTCACAGACGGGCGTACTACCCATCTGAGGGAGATGTACCAGGACGAATACAATGAGATGTGCGATGCCCTGGAGTTCGGGCCGGACGGGGTCAACAAGGCGGCGCGATCAGAAAAATTGAGACGGCTGAGATCTTCCGTCCTGCTCAGGATCGGCAGGCTCGGCATCAGTACGGTGGATAACTGGGACGGCATCGATGCCTTCTGTATGTCCCCGAAGATTGCGGGAAAGAAGTTCAGGGAATTGTCAGAAACGGAACTTGATGCTCTTGTGAAGAAACTCGAAAGCATCATCAGGAAAGGTGGTCTGAAGACTCTCGAACCTGAAGCCAAGGTGCAGGAACCGATATATGTGCATATACCGTACAGGCCGGGCAGGCACCTCTCTTAAGTGAAAGTTTAACCATAAAATCAAGCAGATATGAAAATTGAACTGGCAGGACTACCGATGATCCTTTTCATCGTGTTCCTAATTCTGAGGCTCTGCAAGGTGATAGCCTGGAGCTGGTGGTGGGTGACATGCCCGCTGTGGATCATGGCACTTCTGGCACTTGCGGTAATGGTGTTGTATTTTGTCATTGCCGTCATAATGGAATTACGCAAATACAGAAAAAGAAAATGACTATGCAGACAAACACAGTACAGATGACTGATGCCGAACTGGAGCAGTTCAGGGCATTTCAGGCTGACCGGCAGAAGAAGGCTGCTGAGGCCAAGGCAAAAGAAATGAGGACCACCTACAGGGAGATGGTCGATGAAGAGATTGAAGCGGCCATACCTGAATTGATGGCCATATCACAGGACATCAAATCCGTAAAGAACAAGGTACTGGAGAACTTCAAGTCCATACTTGAAATGAAGCAGGAGATGTTCAGGATGCAGAAGGGCAAGGACATGGAGAACCAGTCCCACACCTTCACCAACACGAAAGGGGACAAGCGTGTCGTCCTCGGCGTATATGTCACGGACGGGTATCTTGATACGGCGGATGAAGGGATAGCCATAATCCGGGAGTATATCGAGTCCCTTGCGACCGACGACAAGTCAAGAGCCCTGGTAGGGATGGTCATGAAGCTACTGGCAAAAGACCAGAAGGGTACACTGAAAGCATCCCGTATAATACAGCTGAGGAAAATTGCGGAGGAGACAGGTGATGCGCGGTTCATGGAAGGTGTGAAGATTATCGAAGAGGCTTACAGCCCGGCTATTTCGAAGACATATATCAGGGCCGAATATAAGGATGCCAACGGGATATGGAAACCTATTCCACTCGGCATGACAGAAGCATAGGAGGTCATTATGGGAAAACAGGGACTGTATTATGCCACTTTCAGGCTTGAGAAACCAGGATTCAAGCCTGTGATACTGCAGGGGATGTATGAGCCGAGTGCAGAGATGACATCACCGGAAATGCGGGTGGAACTGTACCAGGCAATCCACGAGCTGGTCAGGAGCCGGCTCAAGACGGAGAGGTTCAAGCTCAGGTTCACGAGCATGACAAGGCTCAATACGGATTTTGTCTATACACCGGGGCGCACGGCCCGGAAAGAGAAAAAGGAGGTGGACAATGGGAAAGACGGAGAAGCTTGACCCCAAGAAGTCGTCGGTCAGATATGTCCCGACAAGAATCGCGGTCTGCAAGGAATGCGGAGGGAAAGGTGTCGTATATGAAGCAGGGAGGCCATGTACATGTATCTCATGCAATGGCTCCGGACGGGTGAAGGTCACATGCCAGGTCATAAGTACGGTAAGCGCTTTCATTCCAGGCAAGGATGATGCCGACGGAGAGCTGACGGTCTGACCTGCATAACTGTCAGAAGTGTACCGGGAACCGCTGGAAATCAGTCTCCAGCCGTCCCCGGTACACTTTTTATTGTTACATTTGCAAAAAGTCCAATTCATGCCGTCCCGGATTACAATACCCTTTGCAGAATTCACAATGCCGTCGCTCGAGAAGCAGGACACGCGCAGACTCCCGCGCAAGGAGACTCCTGCACCATCCCTTGCGACCAGGCATGACCGTATAGAAAAAAGGAACCGGGTGATGACAGCCAGATATTACTACTGGACTGAGTTGAAACGCAGGCGGTTTGATGACACTGTCCGTATGCTTGCTGAAAACGAGTTCTTTGTGGAGGAAAGGACCATTACCAACACCCTCCTTGCGAACGATGACTATTTCAGGGATCTTTGCAATGCAAAGGCAAGTTGCCGTAAGCTCAAATCGATGTTTCCGGGTTTTGACTGGGACTGATCATTCGACGAATGCCGTGGTATATGTCAGGAGATACGACTTGATCCCGGATGACACTTTTTCAGGAACGGCCCTTATCCGTCTCATGGGGTTGAACATTCTGCCTCCATCCCACCATTGCATGGCATTATGCACCATATCAAGTACATCCATATAGGAAAGCGCCATGTCTCTGTATCTGTCCGGGACCTTTGAGTTGGTAGGCCCAGGAATGTCAAATCCCACTTTCAGCTGTACCTCTGCATTTACCCTCTGTCTTCCTCCGGACAGGGTGTCGCAGGCTGTGTATGATATTTCTACAAGCACGCAGGGGAAAGCCACAGGCGGCCTTGTGTCCCCTCTTGAAGAAAGCTGACCCATTTCAGCATCAATCCAGCGGAGTGCAGGCACTTCCTTTTCAAGCCGGTCGCATACCGCAGTGAAAATTTCCTTGTACATAGATTTCAGATTTCAAGTGATTCGATATATTTCTCTATCCTTTCGTGTATCCTGTCGTTGAGTTCGGCGGAATCACCGATGAACTGTCTCCGGGGTATGCTTACATTCCTGGAGTGCTGCCGGACATTCACAGTCCCGTGCCTGGTGCGTCTTGTATGGGCCGGCACAGTCACGGGACCGGAATACCCTTCGTTGTGTATTCTGGCATAAGTAACCTTGTCGTTTCCGGCTGATACCACCACCTTCTCCGGTGTGACTGTGGAAGCCCGGATGGAGTTCATCATTGCCCCGGAGTCTATGAGCAGCGATCCGGTCTTTTTTTGTGTTCTGGCCGGTTCCCAAGGGTTGCCGTCAAACGCTTTCTTCCTGAATGTCTCCCGGTAGTATTCGGTGGCAGTCTCGGCTACGATTTCGGCCGCTTCCGGGAGTATCCTGTCCGGAAGCGACTTCAGGTATCTGTCGAGTTCTTTGAAGTCCAT